GTGCCCGCTTCTGGAAAGCGCGCAAGGCTGCGGTCAGAGATTTACGCATCTCAACATCCAGAATGCTCTTCATGGCACCGCGTGACTGATTAAAGGCCCGCTCGAGCGGACGCAGCGCGGGCATCGGGGCGACAGAGCCCGTGGCAATGAAGTCGATCGGATACTTGCCCTGCCAAGAGCCCTTGCCACGGCGGTAGTTCCACGAGGACAAGACTTGCCGAGGATTGTTGTCGGGCTGCTCTTTGCGACGCTCGCGCTGCGTGATGATCCGCCCGTCGAGGATCACTCGGCGACGCTTCACTACGCGGCTTTTGCCTGGAGTGCGGCGGCCCTTCGTACCAAACTCGACCAAGTGCGAGTGGTACGCCCGGTTCGGCCCTTTCATCACAGAGCCGCCGAAGGCCGTCTCGGCTGTTCGTTGCGAGCCTCCGCCAACAGGGCGGCGGAAGCCGATGACGTACACGGATACCGGCACCCGAAACTTGTTGTTCGTGTAGCTCTTGCCCTTCTCTGTGATGCTGGCGAGAAGGTTGCCAGTGACCTGGCCGATGGCTCGCACGTTGGCCTCCAAGGCAGCCTTGCCTGGCTTGGCAGCCTTTTTGAGCGCGCGGCGCTGGTACTTGTTTGAGATGTCTGCCGGCAGCTTCTTAAGTTCGGCCACCACGTCATCAAGCGGCGCAAGGGAAAAGATTTTCTTTGCGGCCTTGCCGCGACCCAGCGCCAGCAAGATGACCGGATCGCCGGCCTGGTATGAGGCCGACGCTCGACGGCGAAAACCGTCTCCGCCACGCGGCGCAAATGCTGAGCTCATCAGGGCACCTGCTCCTGGCAAATAGCCTCGTGCTCTGAGCGGTTGCCGTGCTCGAGCAGGCTGACAATGTCGAGCGTGCGGGATCGCCACGAGAACCGCATGTTCTGGGTCAGGCCAGGCAGGTAGCGGAGCCGCACGCGGTGGCTGACGGTCGTTTCCTGCTGCCCGGCCGTCAGAGCCTCGCGTGCCGAGACGCCTTCGACGCTGGCCCACACCGCAGACGAGTCAGCCCACGCCAGCACCGTCTCGCCAAGGGCATTGGTCGTGCCGCTGGCGATCTGCACCGTGACGCGCTCGCGGAGTTTGCCGGGGTCGATCATCGGTAGCTGCCCCACTTCTGCGAGTCCAGAAGCGACTTCACGCCGAAGGGGATCTCGTTGCCACTCATGGAGTCGGCCGCCATCCGGCGCTCGTACCACATGCCCACGAGCATCAGCATGGCGTGCCGGATCGCAGCCGGCACACTCGTGCCGCTGGCCCCGTAGCCGCCCCACCAGGTCACGCTGATGGCGTTGTCATCCTGCAGGTGCGGCGGCCACGTCTGGCCGTACAGCGTCTTCACGGTGCCCGGCACGCCGTCCCGGTCCACGCGGTAACTGGCCGTCGAGTAGGTAGACGTGGTGCCGTTCTCGTACGTGAACGTCAGGGCAACCGCCGTGGTAGTGCCGGCCGTCGCCATCGGCGGGCGTGGCAGCTCGATGTCCATGGTGCCGTCTGGCGGAAACGAGTCGAACCGCATGACCCACTGGGTATGCACCAGCGTGCGATCCAGGTACTGCTCGCACCACTCACGGGCCGCCGTGATGAGCGAGCCGATGTAGGCATCGTCGGTGGCCGTATCGACCCGCAGGTGGGCCTTAGCCTCTGAAAGCGTCACAGGCTCAACGGCTGGAGCGGTCTGGCGAGTCAGGCTTCGATATTGCACGGCGGCGTTTCCTGGGTGTGGCGTCGGCCGTTTCGGCTTCGTGCTCGACGGCTGCCGTCTCGATCAGTTGGCCCTGCGTGTCCTCAACCGCCACGCGCTGGGCGAGCAGCTGCGTGGCCAAGCCGCCGGAGATGTCCACCACCTGGCCCTTGCGGTAGGACCGCCACGCGCGGGTAAATGTGATTTTCGTCACTGGGGCACACTCCATGCAGTTTCGGGCTTCTTGCTTGTGTTCGTGAAATCGGTAGTCCACTGGAAAACAGGCTTGCCGAGATCCCGGCCGGGCCACGTCACGACATACTCGCCGTGGCCGAGAACCACTCGGGGCGTGACGTACACACGGTTGCCGCTCTCGCGCCAGTTGCGCCAGAAGTAGATGTCGGGATCGACCCGGCCTTCGTTCCACGCGCCGTCTGGGCCGGGCTTCGACCAGAACCACGGCTTCTTCGCACGCTTCAGGGCGGCCGTAGAGATCACCGTGAGCCCGAAGTGGCTTGTGTCCACTTCCTGCACAGGCTCGGCAAACCACGACGCAGGCAGGCTCGTGGTGCCTCCCTCGGGCGGATTGTCCAGCGTGCCCTTCAGCGTCAGCATCGGGCGGCCGTCTTCCCGCTTGGTCTGCAGCCCAGTGATAGCGTCACACTGAAACGTCATCGCCATGGCAAAAAGATGCTCCACGTCTTCCTTCGTGAAAAACGTGTCGTAGTCGATCGTCAGCAGGTACTCGGCCTTGTCGATGAATTGCTCCATCACCCGCGTGTTGACTTGGTCGCATTTGTCCTAGGGTTGAGCCCCCTGGCATTTAGCCAGAGGGCTCAACCCCAGAATGCGCCGGTCCCCATAGTCGGGCGAATCCCCAGAGGCATGAGCGCCTGAGCCCATGCGAAGTGGTTCGCGGTGAAACTTAGCCGAGGCATCGACAGGATTGCCTCAACTCTGATGTCGGCCTCGGTGCCACCTACTCGCACGATCATGCGTGACTCCAAAAGAGAGCGGGCCGCCCCGTAGTGGAGCGGCCCGCCCAGTCTGCACATCGAGTCAAGCCGTCAGGCTCACGCACCAACCAGGCCGATGATCGGGCCGGCGACGCTCGAGCTGCCGAGGTTGGCGTGCGTGATCGCCACGCGAGCCACCGCACGGATCACGGTCTGATCGCTCAGGAAGTTCACCTGATCGCTGGACGCGATCTCGATGGCCTGGCGGATGCCGTAGTAGGAGCTGTTGGCCATGTTGCCGTACAGCGCCATGATGGCACCCGTGGAATCCGCACCGCTCGGGAGCCGGTCGGTGAGGACCACTTCCGAGCCGAGGAACGTCGGACCCATGCCCTGTGACAGACCCACCGACCCGCCCTGGGCGAGGTCGAGATTCTGCATGCAGGTAGCGAAGAAGAACGGCGAGCAGAACCACTTGCTTCCCGCCCTCGAATGCTGCGGAACCGCAGCCATCATCGCCAGGAGGTTGGCCTTCGTCACCTCGTCGGGCGTGTCACCGGCAGCCGTCACGAGCGACGCGGCGTAGGTGGCACCAGACGAGGCGAGCAGGCCGCCCGTGTGGGTCGTGACGAGCCCGGCCACGCCAGGGGCGTTGCTCGGGTTGCCGGACCACGCAGCCGCTTCCACGGCGTTGCTGAGCGTCAGGGCGAGCTCGGCAGCGATCCAGTCGGCGATCGACACGATGGAGTCCTGCAGGAGCTCGCTCGCAATCGTCACTGCACCCGTCACCTTCTTCGCGGTCAGCGTGACCTGGTTGCTGGTGGGATCGCTCGGCGTGATGGCCGAGTTCTCGTCGATCCAGTACGCGGTCGCGCCGGCCGTCCGGCGGGGGAAAAGGAGCACGTCGCTCGGCATCACCACATTGGTGGCGTTCTGAGCGAAGGCCGAGTACTGGTCCACGAGCCGGATGACGGTCGAGGAGAGAACGTCGGGCACGAAGGCAGATCCGGTCGTTGCGCCGGTCGAGCCCTGGGCGCGAGCCTCGACGCCGTGGTCTTGGCACCACCGCTTCGCGTCGGAATCGCCGCTCTTGGCCTTGAACCACATGCCCACCGAGTAGGCGTCCTTGGCGTTCTCGAACGCACGGAGCCGCCCCGAGAACGGAACCGCCTCAATGCGGGTCTTGGGCTCTTCGGCACGCACCTCGGGAGCCGGCGAGCAACGCTCGACCACGCTGCGAAGATTCTTGGCCGACTCGACCACCTTCTTCTCGAAGTCGATCTTGGCGGTGAGTTCGTCGGCACGCTTGTTGAGGTCGATCAGCTCGACATCGCGGGCGGTCGTGTCTTCGGCCTCGATCGCACGCA